AGCAGCAGCGCTTGCGCTCGCTGCAGCGCTGGTTGCGCTAGTGGCAGCAGCCGTTGCAGATGCTGCAGCGGATGTAGCACTTGTAGCAGCAGCGGTAGCGCTAGCAGAAGCAGAGGTAGCAGATGTTGCTGCAGCACTTGCAGATGTGGCAGATGCTGTAGCGCTGTTGGCTGCAGCGGTAGCAGAGTTGGCTGCACTTGTAGCACTTGTTGCTGCAGATGTAGCACTTACCGCAGCCGATGCTGCGCTAGTTGCTGCAGCGGTTGCTGAGCCAAGGATGCTATCTACATAAGACTTAGGTGTAGCAGAGGTTGCTGTCATGCCAACGGATGAAAGACCAGTAATAACTGGAGTTCCAGCCAATGTAACATTTTGTAACTCAGCACCTGTGGCTGTGAAGTTACCTGTAAGTGTACCGCCATCAAGAGTTTTGTTTGTAAGAGTCTGGGTCTTTGATGTACCAACAATCACACCATCGCCTGTTGCAATACCGTGAACATGTGTCTGGTTAGCAGCGTTAAGAATTGTCTGGTCAATGTCATAACCACGGGCAGCAATGTGATTCTCTGACTCACGGAAGTCGCGACCTGAAACACCATGTCTTACGACAGCACCAGCAGAGTGGGCTACAGCCTGTGTATTGTCAGAACCACGAGTTACAGTCAGGGTTGTTCCACTACCTGCTGTTACTGTGACTACTTCTTCTTTGGAAGTATCAGGGTCAACAATAAGAGTGTATGGGTAATCAGTTGGGAAACCAGAGATGGAGCCAACGATAAACGAAGTGTTTGCTTGTCCCTGTGATTGTGCGGGAATTGATGAACCGAGCGCGGTTTCAACTGCTGTTGAGGAGTAGTACCGCGCTGGGGAGCCTGGGTCGCCTGCTGCCATTTGTCTGCCTTATCTCTGGTAGTGGGAACGAAGTGGATGTTGACGGCGCTGGTTGTCCGCTACTTCATTTAAACGCTGTTGGTAAATGTTGTATAGGAATCTGGAAGCGTTCTGTCCAGAACCTACTGGTGTTACGCCATCAAAAATATCTGCTGCTGCAGATTGTGGACCAAGGCGTGATGGGTCTAAGAATGAAACCATACGGAAGGCTGCGCCATAGATGACAACATCTTCTGAGTATGATGGTAAACCTGTAGTTGTTGCGTAATCATCATCTTCATCTACTAACAATGTAGGGCGCTTCTTGTATGCCACATGCACTGTCTGTCCAGGAGTAATACCTGAGTAAATACTGATGCTGCGAGTAGATGCAAAAGCATCAATGTCTGCTGTGTGGTCTAGTGTGTAGCCACGAACAGGGAACCATTCACGAGATGGTCCTACTGTTGAGTATGTCACACCAAGGATTGCCTGGAAGTCTGCTGGCAACTGGTATGTAGTGCGTGCTGCAATGAAGGGGAAGTCAGTTGTACCAGAGGCAAATACCATTGGGTACATAGCATCAATAGTGTTATTGATTGCCTTCTTGATTTCTGCTCGTGGAAAGATTGGGCTTGCGATTACCTTTGCATTTTCTTCGTGTGCTGCAGGGCTAGTGCCACGCTGTCCACGACCCCATGGGGTAAGTGTCAATGTGTTGGCTACATTGTCTGTGCTATTAACAAAGACAATCTCATCATCAATCTGTACAAAGCCACGACCCATACCTGTTGCATCAGCAATAGATAGGGTAGTTGTAGTTGATGATGCAGGTGATGTTAACCAACTGGTTGGCTCAACATTGTCTGTGTATCCATGAAGAACTGAATCAACACGCTCAATTAAATCTAAATATGAACTCATAGGTTAATGCTCCTCAATGCTACGACTCCTGATAATCCAGTGGTTCCTGCTAACTCATTGCAGATAGCATTAAAGTCTTTATAGTTAGTAGGCTGGCGAGTTGAACTTGCCTTGTAATTCAGGGCAGCAATAAGACCCAAGCCATTGGTACCAGCCCATGCATTGGCAGCACCTTGTTCAGATTCGTATGCTGTCATTACTGGATAGGTACCACCATTGGCTAAACGATTGAGTTCGTCTGCTAGTGAACTTCCTGCTGTTCCTGTTGCCATTACTTAGCCTTTCTCCGTGCTGCTGCGTTGTCCACAAGATTTGGATATGGTCTGCCTGCCTTTTTAGCAGCAGCCTTAGCCTTAGCCTTCTGTGCTGGTGTTAAAGGTGTTGACTTCTTCTTAGGGTTTGGCTTATCCCAAAATGCTTTCTTCTTCACCACTTCACCTTGTCTGCCCAGTATGCTGCTGACATCTTGCCTTTGGCAATGTTCTTAGCATGACGGGCTTTGAATGATGCTTGACGGGCTGTAGGTTGTCTGTCTCCTGAAACTCCCTGTTGCCCAAAACGAATTGTCTTTACTTCTGAACCAGACTTAGCCACAACAACATGAGACTTTGTTGGGTGACTTGGTGTGCGCTTAGGCTTGTTAAAGCCTGACACACCAGCACGGGCTAGGCGTGGGTCCTTCTTGGCTGGCATTACTTCTTCTTCTTAGCCATCTTTGCCTCGCTCATAGCGATAGCAACTGCCTGCTTCTTAGACTTAACAGCGGGTCCACCCTTACCTGACTTGAGAGTTCCGCGCTTGTACTCGCCCATTACTTTTTCAACCTTCTTCATTGCTGCTTTTTTCTTCATGGTTTAGTCCTCGTAATCATCTTCCATCTCAAGGCGCTTGCCTGTTGGCACTTCGCCAATACGCTGAATAGGCTTGTTGTACTGAGCAACATTTGCTGCAGTCGGAGCAGAGTTAACTTTTCTCCCACCAACACCATATGGACTCACTGTTCCATAACATCCGCACTTAATGCACATTTCTACTCCTTTGGACTGTAACTTGTGTTTCTCCGCCAACAGTTGTGTTGTAGTTAGCAGAAATCTGTATTGCTTTTATAGCAACTTCTTCGGCATCTTTGATTGTCTTAGGACCAACCATTGCTACTGCGCCAAGTGCTAAGTTGCCACCACCACCGATTGCATAGAACCCGCCATCATCGCGGGAGAAGGAGTAGTAATGGCTAATCTCATAAATGATTCCGTCAAAGGCAATGAGTGCATCAAAGCCTGCATCTCTATCAGCAGAGTCTGGGTTATACCCGTTGTCAATCATTGCCTTGCGAAGTGATGGCAATACTCTGCTCATCATAAACTTGTCTGTATCCATAACCCTAGATACTTTGGGTGGTACCCATAGGTACTGTGCAATAGTGGCTGCTTGGTCATCTCCTGCAAAGGCAATTACATACTCGTCCTTGGTGATAACCTTCTCAATACCTTTTGCTGCGTAGGGCTTATCGTTGTAGGTAATCCTGGAATCACCAGCAATAACTGCTGCGTTCTTTAACTGGATGCCAACGATGGCTGTCATGATTACCCCTTATGCGCCGTATGCTTTTCCTGTCTTGTTTGAAATATCTACTGCCTTCTGGACTGCCTTCATACTTGTACCCGCTGGCTGAATACCTTGAGCGCGAGCATCTTTGTATGCCTTAAGTTCTGCATCCCACTTTGTAGTGGACATGCTTACCTTAGAGTTGGCATCGCCTACGCCCATCTCAAGTGTAGAAACCTTGCAGCCAAAACAATTCTCAACATACTCAGGATGTGTAGTTCGTCTGTGTAAACTCATGCTGGTGTGATGTACTCCCCGTAGCCTTGAGCAGTCAAGGCATCTGCTGTCTCTTGTGTGATTACAGTCTTAGTGCCACCCAAGTAAAACTCAGTAGCAACATCAACATCAACCTGTGCTGGGTAACGATATGAGGAATAGATACCGTTAACTCTTAAGACAGAAACTCCCTTATTGATTTTATAGCGCGAGAACAAAGGACCATCACACATTGGAGTTTCTTCAACGATGGGTGTAGTAAAAATGTACTGAGTCATATTGTCCTATTCTGTTGCAGAGGATGGGGCTTTCGCCCCACCCCCCGACAACTACTGCTTAGAGAGCAGCGATTGATGAACCTGATTCGATGCGGTATAGAGCAGCCTCGCGGTAGCGTGACCATCCGATTACACCGTACCATCCGATTGGACGGAAGCGCATCAACTTATCGGTGATTGGTCCGATAACAACTGATGGCTCTTGTGCAACAGCCTCAGCCAATGCTTGCTTTCCAGCAAGGATTGTGTCGAATACGCGAGTTACAGGTGTAACAGTTACAACAGTTGATACTGTTACTGCTGCTGAGTTAGCAACATCTACAGTGAAAGTTGTTGTTGAACCTGATGTTGTGATTGCAGTAATCTTCGCAGATGTTCCTACGCCTGTTCCTGAAATCTTGTCGCCGACCTCTGCACGAGATGCGATGACTGCTGTTGAGGCAACACCGAATGTGAAGCCTGCTGATGTACCAGCAACAGTTACGGCTGTTGTAGCCAATGCTGTCTGGTCTGCACCTGACTTGCTTGAGAACATGCGTGGGTTTTCAATGAAGAAAGCACCTTCGTATGTACCGATTGAACCTGCGAATAGGTTACCCAATGATGCATCTGTGTGCTGGTGTGTGTCACGCCAGCCGATGTTTCCTGTCTCAGCACGAAGGTCGTGTGAAACTTCTGGGTGGATACCTGTCCAGTATAGGCTTCCTGCACGAGGCACAGCCTTGTTTGTACGCAACTTAGCAACTGCCTTACGAAGGTTAGCAGATGTGATTGTCATACCTGCTGTGATTGTTGCTGTTGATGTTGCTGTACCTGAATAGATAACATTCACACCGTTGACAAGCGCTTGCTGCGCGATGTCATCGAGTGAGTCAGCCATGTTGTAAGCGATGATGTCAGCGATTGCTGGGTCAACATCTGATAGTGAGAGCAGTTCCAACTTGCGTGTTGCAAGTGCAGCGTTACCCTGTTCGTTTAGAGTAACTGAAACTGTTGAGACATCTGGTAGTGCTACTGCATCTACATCGGTTGTCTC